TCTACAGTTAGTTGATCTGTAATAGCACCAGTTGTTGCATTTTTTGAGATTTGTTTAAAACCTTGTTCTGCTCTAACCGGACCATTAAAAGTTGTATTAGCCATATTAATATCCTCCTAGATATTTTAAATGTAGTCCCTAGGGAATGTCGACTATACGCGTCTACATTTAATGTTTTTTATTTTTGTATAGTGACAAAAGTATACGTTATTTTTGAATAGAGTGCAAGAGAGCCTGTAATGTGGATTGGATTTTCCAACGATGTAGCTTTTTTATTAAGTAGCTACTGAAACTTCTGGAGCAGCACCTTCTATGGTGTTTTGTCTGTGGGCTATTTGAGCTTCTTCAAGCTTTATTTTAGTGATGATCTCTCTGACTTTATCGTCAATTTTAACCATCTCAAGAGTATATCTATCTTCAGACAGATGCTCCTGTTCCCACTTCAACTCCAAGGACCTTTTTTGTTTGTAAAGGTCTTGTATCATTTATAACCTCCTCATAGGTTATTCTATTTAACGAGCTGAACATTCCCGTTTTTTCCCAAACTATAACATTTTCTCCAAGTTTGTCAAGGATAGCTTGTTCTAGTGATTCTGCGTTATCTTCTGATTTTACTTCAAATTCACCGAAGTGATCATAAGCCCAGATTTTTACGAGGAAATTTTTCATTTTCTTACCTTATTTTTATAATGTGGCGGAACAATGTCCCGCCACAAAATTGTGTGTGATTACGCACCTTCAACGCCGAAGATACCTCTATAGTCAGATACTCCAAATGAGTATCTTTCTCTAGCTTTGTATCTAACGTTACCAGTATCAAAGTCACCTTCCATTGCAGTTGTCAATGGTGCTCTAGTGAACATTTTCATACCATTTGGTACATCAGTGATAATGTAAAACGAATCAGTATCAGTTAAGAAATTATTCACTCTGTAACCTTGAGGAATCATTCCCATTGATCCTAATGCATTTATATCATTATCAGCAGTTCCAACTCTACCTTGAGATTTCATCAATCTCTCAGCAGCAAATTGGTTTGCAGATGGAACAATCATTTTGACTGCTTTAGCTGCAATTCTTAAACCTCTTTCGTCAGTCATAGCAGCGATATCAATCATTGCTTGTTCTAACGAAGTTTCGTTTAAGTCTGCTTGTGTTGTTAGTGTGTTTTTAACGCTAATTCCGCTCACAGTTGTGTGAGAAGTATTAAACAAAGAAACACCATCACCTGAATCAAAACCGTCTACTGATGGTAAACCGTTATTCAAAGGTGCTACTGCTTTCACTTGTTTCGCATTAGACATAGATCTTGCTAGAGCTTTTGTATATCTAGAAGAAATTTTATCGTAAAGATTGTCTTCGATAGCTTCTTCAGTTATAGCAAATGCTAAAGCCATTGTCTCGTGCGTGTATCTAGCAGAAAAAGATTCTTGTGCATTATCAAATGCTACTCCAGAACCTTCATTCTTTACACTTGCGTTTCCGAAACCAGATAACATAACTTCTTCTTCAAAAGCTCTGTCACTGTTCTCGCTGGTATAAATCTCAGCATGCTGATTATCATACCTATTGTATTCCAGGCCGAACAGGGCGTTCAATCCTGGCTCTAGTTCTTTAACTAGTTGGTGTCGTGATATAGCCATTTTTTATCTCCTATTCTCTATTATGACCCAGAACTATCAATGTATTGGTTCAAATTTTGAACAACTTCAACATTACAAAATGATGCAGTTAAGTCCCCATTTTCAGGGTCTTCAACACCTCTTAATAGTCTCCAAGTGTTATTAGTTGCGTGTGTGTCGCCGATATCTAGCGTGTTAGATGACATACCTGTAGTTGTGCTACCTGCTGCTGAATTTACGTCGAACGTGTCTAAGTATTTAGCATGTGCTCCAGCAATAGTTGAAGCTACTGCCGCATCAGTTGCAACATGGTAGATTTGCCAAGGATAGTCATTAACAAAAGCTGCGATATCACCGCCGTCTTTTGCAGTTGCAGGTGTAATAGCACCATTATAATGATTGTTGAACGTTGGTTTCAACGTCGACGCATCCTCATAAAAGATACCATATAAAACACCAATTGATTCTGCTGTTGCTGCATCTTCTGCAGTTACAACATAACCAGCTGTGACCTGTACTGCACTACCGTAAAACAAATCAATGTCAACGGCAGCGTCGATAAAGTATTTAGATAAACCCTGTACCGCAGGTGAATTACCTAGAGTACCAGCTGATCTAAAACCATATCCTGCTGTTTGTCTATTAGCCATAGTTTTATCTCCTTATGTGACCTGTCCTTGCGGACCTCCAGTCACGGGTTAATATAATTCGCTGGTTTGAGTAAAATTACTTTTTGCCACCGAAGGTTGTGCGAGATTGCCTTTCAACATTGATTGGCATACTCTTGTGCTCTTCCTTCATTAAATCGTTTTCTACTGACTCGTCCTGACCTTCAGCTTGACGCTTAAAGTATTCAGTTCTAGACTTCGCGATTTCTTCGGGTACCCTTGCGAGCATAAGGCCACCAACCCCAATGACACCTGCATGTTTACCATCAGTGATTACGGGATAATCAGAATCTTCGTATTCATCAGCTCTTACTAATTCATAGCCAGATCTTAATCTTCCAGAGATATTTTTAGTATCGTTAAATCCTAAACTCTCTGCCCGTATCCATCTGTGTCGGAATCCGTCCGGCGCAGGCGGTGCATCTAGAGAAGATGGAGGAGTCCACACTTTTGGTCTTTCAGTCTTTGACCGTGTTTGACTCGCACGAGAAGTTACTTTTGTTTCTTTTTTCATATGCTTATGCTCCTTCCGTGAGTTTTATTTGTTTTGCATACTCTTCGAGTGGCACACCTAATTTTTTCGCTATTGCGACTTGTGATGATGTGAGTCTCACAGTTTTGCGACCTTGTTTTACGCTTCTATTAGCTGAAGCGACCGACTGAACGGGCTTGGTCGTTTGCTTTTGCTCATTATTACCAAATTTGTGCGGGAAGTCAACTTTAATTCTTTTGTCAACCTCTGCATAATAATCACTCGATTGAGGATCATAACCTTCAGCAACTAGATCTTTATGTATCTCAAATGCTGTATAAGTCATTGGTTTATCTGTACCAAACCAAGTGTTTCTAGCTGCCCATGCCTCTGCTTGAGGATCTGGTGCAGGTAAATCTTCTGTTCTTGGTTGAGCAGGTAATCTACCACTGTCTGGTTGTTGAACAGGTTCCTGTACAACAGGTTGTTGTTGTTTTCTTTGCTCCAGTTTTGCATTCTCAAATGCAAGTGCAGCAATTCTTTTATTAGCTTCAACTTGAGCAGTTGCGTCACCAGCTTCAATAGCCATTGCAAGTTCTTTTTGCGCTGACTCCATTCCAACTTTGACATTCTCCTCAAATTTTTTTGTAAAATCAGAATCAACTCTTTGAAATCTTTCTTGATCTGCTAGTCTTTTCTTTTCTACCGCTTGTGCATATTCTACAGCAGCTTGTTCTCTACGTTCTGCTTCTCTCATCTTACGAGTAAGTTTTGCAATACGTGATTGAACTCCTTTACTATAGTCTTCTAATTTTTCATCGTCCTTTTTTTCTTCTTCTGGTTTTTCTTCTGTTGTTTCTTGTTCCGTGGATACTGCTTCCTGTTTCTCTTCTACTACTTCTTCTACATTGTCTTCTGGTAAACTTACTTCGGTGTCTGGACCTGAAGTATCTAAATCTACCATGACTTCATCTTTTTTTATTTTATTTGCTTCTGGCATAGTTTCCTTCCTATGTTAATATTTGTGCAGGATATCTGTTGGATCCTGGACTGTTGCTAACACTTCATCTTCATTTAAAAGACGTACTTCCCCACCTTCAATTTCTATTCTTGACCCTGCGTAACGTGCAAAGACAACCCAATCACCGACCTTGCACCATGGACCGTTTGGATATCTATCTTGATCCTTGTAGCATGCATCTCCCATTGCAAGCACGTTTCCGCACTGTGATGCCACTTGTTGTCTGTCTATGGTTTCATTGCCTAGTAAGATTCCGCCTTTTGTTTTTTCATCCATTCTAAATGGCAAAACAAGCATTCTCCAACCAGTTGGTTTTGGTAATTTTGTTTTTTCTGTTGTAACTTCTTTTTTTGGTTCTGATTTTTTTACACCAATTAAATCATTGTTTGGTGTTAATATTGATGACTGTCCCTTCATTTTTCTCCTCTGAGTTTAGCAGGCTAGAAAGTTCCTGACGCACTGATTCCAGTGCATTTATCTGACCCAATATATATCTGTATTTTTCCATACTGTCAACGCCAGTTGTTACAACTAGGGTCAAATTTTCTAGTTGTATGTTTATTGCTTTTTGTAATCTACTTATGACGTTTTCTAATTGCATCTTTGCCTTTCTTTGCAATGGATGCAACTTGGCTTTTACCCATAACTTTAGCTCTTTGCTCCATCACTGTTAGTATTTGTATTTTTCTTGCAAACGGTTTATTAACACGTTTAACTTTTGCAACAGTCGCTCTTGCATCTGCTGGTGTTGCAAATTTTATTTTAACCGTATCTCTAGGGTTTTCGTCTGTGTAGAGTCTTCTACCAGAACCTTTAGGCTTTTTTCCCGTTCCTTTTTTTGGATCCGCCATGTAAGACTCCTTTCAAAGTTTTTGCTTGAGCAGCGTGTGTCTTTGATGCTTTCTGCAAACCTTTCATTACTTTTTTAATTCTAGCACCTCTTAGTTTGCCTTGAACTTGTTTTTTCATTTGTGATCTACCTATTGCCATTTAACACTTCCATCTTCTACGAGCCTGACGGAGTCTTGAATTAGGATCAGCTGCAGCTTTAGGAAATTTTTTCATTTGGCCAGCACTTCTAGCACAATATGATTTACGTCTTTTAGCAGCTTTTGATCCTGGTTTGACTTTGCCAGTGACCGCTGTTTTTAGTTTTGAACCGGGATTTTCTCTTCTATATCGGGCGACCCCAGCCTTAGTCATCCCTGCTCCAGACTTTGTAGGTCTGAAATTTTTTTTATTTCTTGGGGGCATTTTATCTTGTCTTCTCATTATCTCATACCCATTCTTTTACCCATAAAACCACCCATCATTGCTTTTTGTCTTTTTGCAAATGTTTTAACATTTGTTGGTTTACCACCAACACCTTGTGCCACTGCTCTTTTTCTAGAAACTGCAGAACGTCTTTGACCTTCTGACATAGATCTAGCTTTAGCTAGTGGAACACATTTAGGGTATTTACGTTTTGAATCTGCTTTCTGTTTTGATCTTCCGCACTTTGAAAAAGAACCGTCTTTCTTTTTACTTCCTATATCTACCCATTTTTGAGCAAACCATTTATCAAGACCGTTCTTTGCCATGGTATTAAAATACCTGAGTTACTTTTTTTCTATCAGACATGATTCTACCACAACCTCTGGCAACACCACCTCTTAATAATCCTTGTCTTTTTAATCTTGCTGTGGCTTCCATGAGACCACCACCTGCTTTGTAGATTCTACCACCCATTGCTTTTTTAGGACCTTTAAAATCTTTTCTCTTTACACCAGATGGATCTTTTATTTTACCAGCACAAATTCTAGAAGCATAGGCGTTGGCATAGGCGCTAGGGTACACCTTAAATTTTCTTTTTGCTGCGGCTTTACCTCTTGGACAAAGTTTAGTCATTATTTTTTCGCTGTTTGTTTTGCTCTTGCAAAGTTTGCTTTTGTTGGTGCACCTTTAGCACCTTTTTTTCTCATCTTCTCGCCTGAACCCGCTGCAATTCTTTTTTTCTTAGCGTTAATGTTGGCGTAAAGACCAGGTCCACCTTTTTTAAAACCTTTTCTCATCATTCCACCACCCATTTTTTTTGCTCTAAATTCGTCTTGTTTTTTTGCTTTGGCTTCATCCATACGTTTTTTACTATCCATAGATCCAATACCCATTCTTTTTATTCTCATCATTCCACCACCCATAGCTTTTTTTCTGTCGCCCATTTTAGCTCCAGCAATTCTATCTGCTTGTGTTGGGTTTGGATTTTTATCTATTCCAGCTTTTACTGAAA